TTAATCTTGCCGGCTCTTAATGAACTTCAGCACATCACCTAATCGGTATTTTGGTTTACCGTTGCCATATAATCGAATGGGTGGTGCAATCTCTAAAAAGTTCGTTTCTTTGACGATGCATTTGCTAAAGTAAGTGCGACCGACACCCATTAAACGGGTGATTTCGTTTACATTGATTAAGCGCTCTTTATCGAGTTCGCTGTACATAATCTCACTCATTATTTATCCTCATTTATGGTTGGTAATGGCATCCATGCTTTGAGCGCATCTGCACATTCATATTCTGTGTCAAAAAAAGTGTCGTTCCATTTTCCTTCGTAACAACTGACTTGTACGTTTGAGAAAATCCATTGCTGTTCAGGATCATTCCAAGTCGCTGCTACTGGGACAGGATGGCCTGAAAAGTGAGCGATAATGACATCACCTTTGGGGGCTGTTTCAGCAGGTTGCCACTCAGTTAAATTGCGCTCTGTTCGATATATCGCATTTGGTGAAATGACACATTCATCATCGCGCATCTGGCCTAGTGAGATACCGCCATCTTCATCAACACTGGCTTTTCTATCAAAGATCATTTTTATCCCTCGGCTAACTATCCAAGCAGGTACTTTTGATGTACCACAGCTAACCATCTCTTTGCTTTTTTGCATCATATTCACTCCTAATTTATTTATTAAAATGGTTGCTGGCTCTACTTAGTGTTGCATTACGTAGGTGGCGTGTTGTTACCCAGCGCGTTGGTTGTTTCTTTCCGCCTTTTACCTTATGAGGTATTGCTATTAAAAACTTCTGATTCACCATGTAATCGATAACTGCTTGTACCTGTTTTGTGCAAACGTTCCAATCAACGGCGTTTTTCATGTCGTCGATGGTTTTACCTGTCTGGTTTTCACAGGCAAAAAGTAGGGTGGTTAAAATATCAAAATTGAGTTTCATGCTGTGTTCCCTAGTAGTCATCATATTCGTTAGATTCAACTTCAATGTCGTAGCTGCTTGCACTCATTCCTTTGTCTAAGGTTAATGTTGCTTTCATGGTGTAAGCTTTAAAGAGTTGTTTTTCAAAGCCATAGATTCGATTAACAATTAAATCATTATCATAATTTTTGTCTTTAATATCGAGCGAGAAGATTTCTCCATGATGTAGGCCAATGCGATATTCACATTGGTATTCATTCATGCAGTCTTCTTTACCGATTGATACGTAAGTAAATGACCCGCCATCATTTCTTATTAACAGTGTTAGCTGACCACCATCAAAGTCAGAGTCATCTTCTTTTATATCTTCTTTAATTTTATCAAGCACCCATGAAAGTGTTATTTGTTCAGGTAGTTCTTTGAAAATTTCTTCTAACTCTTTATCAACAATGTGCTGCAATTTTTCATCTTGAAATTTTTCTACTCTGGCCTTAATCGATTTCATTACAAAGTGGTGGTAACTAGGGAAGTAACCTAATTCTTTAAGGTTTGGTGTAATGGATTGAGTGATTGCATCTTTGATTGATTTACCAATGTCACCGTAGCTACGAAACGCATCGCTAACACACTCATTAATGAAGCTATCAACTTTATTAGTGATGACTTCTTCAACTGCACCATTTTCTAGCTTTTGCTTTAGAATTTGACCAAACATGTCGTTAATGCTTGTGCTTTGCGTGCTGATAGTTGGTTTAAATGTTTCTTTTTCATTGCTCATTATTTATTTCCTTGTATTTAATTTTCGTTGCGGTAAATCGCGCCTGGTGCTTAGCCCTTCATCGGCTTGAGGTCGGCGTTGTAATTCACCGCTAGCATGTCTTTATCTTGCACAATTCCATCTTGCAAAGCGTTGACGGCATATAGCCAATCTTTGGCAAATACTTTGCATTCCTCACTTGGGCGCAGGCCATTTTTAGGGGCTTTGCACATGTGTGCTTCACCTGTTGCTGGGTCAAAGGAAATTAATCCGCCACGGCCACTTTGGTGTAAATAGAGCAGTGAACGCCCTTCAAAGTGAGAACCATCTTCGCGTTCATAACGTGTTTTTTCCGGCCAGATAATGAGGTGGTGTTCATCATTGTGGTAAAGCCCTGAACCGGTGTTATGCGCAAGTTCCTTTTTCAGGTTACCTATTAAGGCATCTTTCTCACCGAGTAGTTTGTTTTGACGCTCCACAAGGCGACGACCTTCTTTAAGCGCGCCTTCTGCCGTGCTTAAACGCTTTTTCTCAATCAGGCTTTTTTCTTTAATACGTTTTATTTGTTCACGCAGTCGTTTAGGGTTATCGCCCCCTTTTAACTTGGTCAGTTCTTTTTGTAACTCGGCAACACTGGCCTTGCTGAGCGCTAACTCTCGTTGAGTGGCTATTTGTTTTTGTTCATTTGCCTCTGCGACTTCAAATAATGCACGAAACTGTTTGTTTTCTTTTTTGGCTGTCGCTAACTCATTAGACAGTTGTTCATTAAGTGTTTGTTGTTTGTCATGGTCGAGATAGCTTTGCTCTAATTTTGCCTCTAACAGCTCAATGGTATCTTCATTATTTTCAGCGACTTCTAAGTCAAGGTTGTAGGCGTTCACAAAGGCTTCTAAAAATGCGCTTGTGTTACCTTTCTCTATTTTTAAATGCTGACCGAGCATATTAATCCTCCCCTCGAATAACTTTACCGTGTTTGGGTGCAAGCAGTTTTAACAGCGCTTGTTTGTTATATTGAACGGCTTGCTTTACCAATTTAACTTCAATTTCAGTTGTGATTCGTTGCATGATGTTTCCCTTTGTGTGGTTGGTGTTTTTACAATATACACATTTAGCTATAATTTGATCAACACAAAAAGCTATATTAATTTTTAATAAATGTGTTTTTTGAGGTTTGTCACGTAAATTTATTGAAAAAATTTATAGGAAATATGCGTTGAAGTTGCTTTGTGAGGAGGATTTAGGCATGAAAAAAGGGCGGTTAAGCCCTTTGGTTGAAATTTAGCATTGTACTTATGAATGGGGATATTTTTTTAAAATCGAATCTGATATTTTTTGTTCGATTTCATTTAATTGTGTATGCGTACTTTCTAAATGTAATCTTTTTTCATTTTCACTCTGCTTTTGGATAGAGTATGAATGCAATGTACAGACTCGCCTCAAAACAAAAGCTGTAATATCTAATGGAATATCTCTTTGCTTTAATCTCGACAGAATTTGATTTAAACGTTTAATTTTATTTAGAGCAAGCATTTCAAAAGTTGATGGACTGTCGTTGTAGTTCCCCTTTAACCAAAACCCTTCAGATAATTCTTCAATATCGTAAAGTAATGTACTTGCTTGCTGGTATAAAGCATGTGTTTCGCTACGAGAGGAAATTCTTTTAGCATTTCCATACAGCACCTTCCAACCAATGAGCACTAGACTAGCGGATACGATAGATGGTGCCAGAGCAATTAACCAAGTCATTATTGATTTATTACCTTCTGTGCTTCTCTAATATATTCTCTAATTTCATCAATGTAGCTCTTATCTTCGTTAGATTTAATTATAAGTATTTCGCTAAGTTGATGCTCATTGAACTCTTTTTCTCTAATAACTCCACCGAAAGTTTCTTCTAAAAATGATGAGCCTATACCGATTGGAACATCATCTAAGTCAATAGTTAACGTTTCATTTTTTTTATGGCACTCATTTAATAGAGGGATCAATATAGACCTGAATTTTTCGGCGCTTTTAGGGCCGTCGGAAATATACCTTCCGAATGGTGTAGGGGTAAATTCTTTGGCTAAGTTGTATATCATATTATATCTCATAAAGGGAATTGCCACTCAATAAGTGTACCATGTACACTGCATTTCATGTGTAAGCATTCGCTTAATCCTGTTTTTTTATCTTCCATATAGCGACCGTGGTCGCTATAAATTACGATCATAGAGTTATCTTCAATTTCAGTTACTTGTAGAATGTCTTGTGTCCCTTTTCCACGTTCTGGCTGATCAGTAAATCGACTCACTCCTCTAGGCAACACATGTTTAATGCACTCGCCGTGATTGAAAAGAGGCAAAGATGTGCTGGCGCTCATCGAGTTAGCAATGCCTTGACCTTTATCGTAAATAATAAATGCAATTCTATTTTTTTCTCTATTAACGATTATAGCATGCCACCATCGTCTTCCTATACCTGTCAGTGGATCTGAAGAAAATCCATCATAAGCATGATGTATTACATTTAACATAGCTTCTTGAACACCCCTAGAAAATATTCTTTTATGGTGGGGAGATAAGTTGATGCCAGAAGACTTAATTTGCTCTAGTACCGACAGTGAAAACTTAGCAGGATCAATTCCAGACTGATATATATTTTTACTTAGGACTAAATTTTCTAATTTACTTTCACCTCCTGGCTTAATCGCTTTAAATAAACCTGAGCCAATAAAAATTCTTCTTTGAGTTTTATCTGTTGGTGGAGAGATGGTAATGATGTCGCTTTTGTTTGTTGCTAACTGAGCTCGTGTAATTTCTGCAAATAACATGACAGAAGCAGCTGCTGTAAGCTTGAGTACTTCACTGAAGTCTAAGTGTAAAGGTTGCCCTTTATTAACTGTAAAGTCACCAATAATGGACAAATATTTCAATGTTTCTGATATGTCATCCCCATAAATACAAAGCGATTGGGGAGCTGTAAGGTGAAACCTACCATTTATATTCTTAGGCTTAAAGGGTAGGTGTGCTGTGTTCAAAACAATCTACCAGCAAAAACAACCACACCCACAATAGTGCAGTTTCCGTTGATCGGTAATATTTTGTTGGGCCAGTCTGGATTCGTTGCTTTTAGATAGCGTTCGCCACCTTCGATGATGAGCTGTTTAAGAGTCGCTTCATTTTCATCATCTAGCCGTGCTACGACATATTTACCGTTGATCGCTTCTACTTCAGGGTCAACAAATATCAATTCACCTTCGTTAAAGGTGCCGGCCATACTTTGGCCTCGCACTTTGAGCAGGAATGTTTGGTCTGAGCATTTTACTGGGCAGGGGTAGTGCTCTGCATCGCTTGGGTGAATTTCTGCTATCGCGGTAAAGTTACCGGCTTGTACCCAATCGATAAGCGGATACAGCCCTGATAGTTTATTTATTGGGGTAATTAGGTTTGACTCTGAATGCTTTGGAGCTATCCCATTCAATAACCATTCTGGATCACATTTTAAAACTTTTGCTAGTTCAAATATTTTCCTAGGTTTTTTAGTCGTGCCATCTTCAAGTTTATGAATAGCATTTTGTGACACGCCTACGCGCTCTGCCAACTCTTCTTGAGACAGCCCTATATCTTTTCTTCGGTCTTTTATTCGTTTACTTATATCCATATACACATCATTACAACATTTTGTGTTGTTGACAAATAGCTTAATGTGTTGCTAAATACACATAAAGCTATATTTAAAAAAGGAATCTGCATGAAAGCAATAGAAAAGGCCGTCGATATTATCGGCACTCAAACAAATGTTGCTGACATCCTTGGCGTTAAACAAGCGTCTGTATGGAATTGGATCCATCGTGGGAGATTACCGGCTAAGCACATTAGGTCTGTCGCTAAAGCAACAAATCATAAAGTCTCAGTCAATGAACTCCTCAAAGACCATGAGAATAATAATTAACATTCCATTATTCGTAACTATTTGATTTCAGAAAAAGCAAACAAAAGGGAACAAAATGAATGCGTTAGAGATTGAAGTGCATCGTTGTGCACATGAATTTGGTGTGCCTCGATTAGCAAAAATGATGGCACTGAATGAGCAAAGTTTACGCAATAAGCTTTGCCCAACGAATAGCACTGCGAAATTATCGGTAGCTGAGCTTGATGCGATGTGTGCTTGCACGGGGGATTTAACTCCGTTGCATGTGTTGGCTAATTCACATGGCGTTAAATTGGTGCCGATGACTGAGCAACCACAAGCAATTTCGCAAGCGATGATGTTGGTGATGGCAGAAGTTGGCGATGTTGCCCGGGTTATTCCGAATGTGGTCAATGATGGGTTTATGAGTGCGAGAGAGTGCTCTATGACCGTTAAGGAGATCAGAGAGGCGATCGATTCATTAAATGTGTTGTTGGTCTCGGTTGAAAGTCGAAAGGGGCAAAGAGTATGAGCGATAACAGCGGTTGTAAAAATGAAAAAGCCCTGCGGGAACAGGGCCATTCGATACTTACCAAAACACCAACCACGGTCGTTAAGGAAGTAAGTGGAGATTATACCCGTTTTTCAGATATTGCAATTGGTTGCGTTCAGTTTCTTGCAAAGGAGCCTGTAAAAGCCAATTTACGTGTCGGACAAACACGGCAGTGTAATGGAGTACGTTTGTCAATTAGTGGTCGTGCAGGTCGTGCAGAGTTGTTTTTGACGAGCCCTGAACAGGTTGATGAGTTGGTTGAGCGTTTGGAGGTGCTTAAATTGATGCAGTTTGGGCGACAAGGGGCGATTGAATGAGTGTTTTGTTAATGGCGCAAGCTTGGCAGGTAAAGCTTGCTAATGCTTCTCGTAAATTAGTGTTAGTGAAATTGGCTGATAATGCCAACGACGAGGGGTTTTGTTGGCCAAGTTACAACTACCTTGCTGAACAGTGTGAAATGGACCGTAGAACGGTGATGCGTCATGTTGATGACCTCATACTTACGGGCTTTTTAATTAAAAAGCACAGAAAAGGTGGGATTCATTTTAATAAATCGAACATGTTCCAGTTAACGATTAATCAAGGTGATATTAGTTCGCTAACAGCTAAAAAAGAAGCGCTGAAATTAGCGAAAAAAGCAGAGCGTGAACAGGATGAAAAAATAGCACCTAGTGACAATTTGACACTAGGTGAGGTGGTGGCAGAGGATCACCCCCCTAGTGTCACAGGATCACCCGACCTAGTGATCCTAACGACACGACCTAGTGTCACAGGATCACCCAGAACCATCATAGAACCATCAATAGAACCATCAATAGAACCATCAATAGAACCGTCAGTTAAAAAACGCGCTAAAAAACCGAAGTATATTCAGGCTATTTTTGATCTGTATCCAGCGCATCGCCGAGGTGGTACTTCCAGTCAGCTTTGGAAGATTTGGCAAAAGGAAAATTTGAAAGATTGTGATGCTGAAAATATTTTGATTTGGTTGGAGTCTGCAAGCGTTTCTGACCCCCAATGGGCAACCTATGCGAACGGCCAGTTCGTGAAAGGTCTGACTAAATTTATTCGAGAGAAGCATTGGAGAACGCCTATCCCCGTTGCTCAAAAGCAACAATCGATGAACCAACCTGCCAATTTCCACTCTGGTGATACGCGTTGGTCTGAAGATTTGGGGGTGTTGTGATGCAAAATTTATCTACCATGGTGAAGCACACTACGCCGATGCAGGTTGTTGATGCTGTGCATGCGAGTTCTCCACGCAGTGCTTTGCCGAGCAAGCTGTCACATGAAACAACGATGTTGGTGAATACGCTGTTTGCTGAGTTACAGGCTATTTTCCCTGCTTGGCGCAACACGTTCCCCAGTGAAGAGTCGCTAAATCATGCTAAAAAATCTTGGGTAAAAGGTTTTTTAGATGCCGGTATTAAATCGATTAGTCAACTCAAGCTAGGGGTGAAACATGCACGCGCTTGTAAATCTCCACATTGGCCATCGGTGGGGACTTTTGTTGATTGGTGTAAGCCAACGCCTGAAGATTACGGTTTGCCATGTCGTGAAGATGCGTATCGTGAAGCGATTGCGAATTTGGGAAGTTATATTACCGCGAATTGGTCGCATGCGGCTGTGCGTGAAGCGGTGAGAAATACGACTTGCCATCTGCTAAAAACGGCAAATGAGCGGGTCTCTCGCGCTGAGTTTTATCGTAATTACACGGTGTTAGTGAACCGAGTGATGCGTGGTGAAAATGTAAATGTTGATGTTCCTAAGGCAATTTCAGCTGTACCGGAGTCGCGCCCTGTTCCGCAAGCTGTGGCAATTGAAAATGCGAAAAATTTAAAAAAATTGGTTGGTTTGCTATGAGCAAAACCCGCGCAGTGCGTATTTCGGAAGCACAAATTCAGCGTTACATGGGTGATGATGCTGTGAGCCAGCTACGTGATACTCGCCATGGCAATTTACGTTTTCGTTATGGAGCGCATGGAAGTGGTTCTTGGTACTTGGTGTTGCATCGCAATTCTAAAACGCAGTGGAAAAAAATAGGTAATTATCCGGCAGTGAAAACGGCCAGTGTGATGAAACACTTCCCTGAGCTGTTAACACAGTATTCATTGGTTCCACATTCAACGGTGGTATTACCTGAATGGGAGTCAGTTGGGGAGCTACTTGATTGGTACGTAAAGCGTGTGTTGTGTAATCGTTTTATGTCAAGCAAGCGCAAGGCCTCTGTAAAGTCTGTGGTGAAGGTGCATTTGATGCCCAAGCTTGGCAGTTTGTTGATTGATGAGTTGGACCATGCGGTGCTCGACACGCAATTGATTTGGCCTTTGCAACAGGATTACGAGCTTTCAACGGTGCGTTTGATTTTGGCTGTTTTGAAAAAGGCGTTTAAGCAAGCGAGAACGTTGAAGTTAATCGCGCTTAATCCGATTTCTGAGATTCAGTTTTCTGATTTTACCGATGCCAAAATAATCCCTAAAAGTTGTGCATTACAAGCGAATTCGGTAGCGCAACTTGCTGAGCAATTAGGGGCTTGCGATGAAATGGAACGTACTTTTGTGTTGATGATGCTATTGCACGGAACACGTATCGGGGAAACGCGCTTGGCTAAGTGGTCGCATATCGATATGGAGAATAACACGTGGTTTATTCCCAAAGAGAATACCAAAACCAAAGTTGATCATGTTTTGCCGTTAACTTATGTTGCGCTCACCTTGTTAGCTGATTTCGATGCTGACTCTCGTGCGGGTTTTATTTTTAAGTCTGGCGCGGTGGCGGGGCTTTCTGAAAAGCAGGCCAACGATGTTGTGCAACGTGTGAGTGACCGAGAGTGGCGTGCACATGATCTGCGTAAGTTTGCACGTACTGCATGGATGGATTTGGATATCGATTATTTGGTGGCTGAAATGCTGTTAAACCATGTGTTAAATAAGATGGATAAAACCTATATCCACACCCATGCAACGCATTTAATGCGTGATGCATTAGTGAAATACCATGATTGGTTGATGACACAGGGACTCGGGCAACAACTGAAAAAAGAGATTAAGGGGTGGGTGTGATGCATACAACTAGACCGCGAGAGCATGCGAATAGAATTGCCAGGCTTGAGACGCTTGCTGAACGACAGCAGGCAATTAGTGAGGTCCCTAAGGCATATCAGGCGATGGTAAAAACCCATTTATGCATCATTTTTAGAAATCGAAAAGCGGAGCGTGAGCAATGGCAAAAACGGTAAATGAGCGTAAGCAACAGCAACGTGAAAAGTTGAAGTTAATGGATATTATTGTTGTGGAGGTGAAGTTATCCGCTAATGAACGTGCTTTGCTTGATGAAGGTTGTTCAGTCCGTGGCGGTGTCCGTGGTGCATATTCGCGTGATGAGTATATTGCGACGCTGATTCGTAATGATAGTGAAAAGCTAAAGCGTGACCTGTCACAGTTAAAAGGGTGTGAAAAATGTAATAGCCCTGTGCCTGGTGGTTGCGAAGGTGTATTTAAGGGCGATGCCCACTGTTTTCATACGACAACTGCGCGTTCGTTAATGTTGTAATGTCACCATACAAAGGAAGTGTAGATGTCGTTAAATTCAAATACATGTTGGTTGTTATCTCAATGGTCTATCTGGGCAAGAGTAGGGCGTGCAGTGCCGAATGGCTACGGAGAAAGCCCGATGTTTAAAGAGGTCGCAGCTAAAATAACGAAGCCAAATATTATGATCACCGATGATGAGGCAATGCAGATAGATGCCATTCTGGCAAAGTTGAATGTACGTGATGCAGAGATGGCCAAAGCGGTCGTGACGTATCATTTCAGTAACGGCAATGCCAGCCATGTAGCAAGGGTGTTGAGCTATGATGCAAAAAAGAAGATCAACCGTAAGCGTGCTGATGTGTTGGTTAAAGCCGGCACCGCTTGGGTTGATGCGTGTTTGTTTATGAATGAGGTGGCATGATGGTGGCTATGGCAAAAATGGAGTTAACAAATTTTTGAAAGTTGGTATTAGTATTGATGCGCCATATTCACTCAGATGATCATCATCAATGTATAGCGGTCTTCCATTGATATCGCCATAGCAAAAGCTTTCATCACAAAAATTATTCACAATTGGAATTATTTTTATGTTGCATGTATTTTGTAATTCAGCGACTGTCGCTTGAAATGCTAAATGCCGTTGATTGTATTCCTGAATTTTTAATTTGACCCTAAAGTCAGTATTGCCTTTTTTGAATTCTTTCGCCATTTTTTTGGGAACATTGATTTTCATTTCTGGAGTTTGTTCTGCTATAAAAACAGGGTTATTCTCAGATAACTTACAAACAGTATCAATAAAAGCATTGTTCATTGTTGTTATATATTCATCTGTTCTTAATGTATATTTTTTCTCTGTAGTTATAAGCTCTTCTACAAACTCTCTACGAGAAGCAAGTTCTGGCTCATTTGGCCCTAATAGCATTGTTGAATACCTAGTATCGATAATTATTGGAATATTTGGGTACAGCTCTATTTTATTTAAAATGTAAGAAATGAATTTGCCACAGGAATAATCTGGAATACCTTTATTTCGAATGTTGTAAATATTTTCTATCGTTCTACATCCTGACATAGTCCAGTCAAGCACACTCATATTATTAGGGAGGGCTTTTTCGACACTTCTGATAATGCTACCCGCATGACTGTCACCGATAACTATTGCGCCTAGTTTACCTTCTCCATAGATGCATTCTGGTATGTTGTTTGATGACCCCATACACTCTTCTCTTCTTGGGTTTTTGTTGTATTGTTCATTATTTATTTTAATAATATTTTTGCTTGGTTCCGACGTATGTAGTTGGGGAGGAATAATCCCATACGTAATAGAGGTGAAGCTACCGAAAATTATTAAGAGTAAAATAATGTGTAGCATTTGCTTTTTAAATTTCAAATAAAAACTCGAAAAGTTAAAGCTTTCAATATACTTATGACTTAGAAAACCGAATATTATAGATAAAGTAATTCCAATATAAATAAAATAATTAGCTAATGAAAAATGGTAGATGGATACAGCTAATGGCCAATGCCATAGGTAAATAGAATAAGACGATTCTCCAATTTTTTGAAAAATAACATTATTGGTTAGAAAACTATTTTCAAGTCTGGCTTGTATAACAAAGAAGGTTCCTAGAGCTGGAAATATTGCCATGTAGCCAGGCCAAGGGGTATCTTTTGATACAAAAAAAAACGAAGTAAAAATAAAAATAAGACCAAGTTGCTGTATGTGTGTTTTATATTTTTTCTTAATTTTTAAGGGGTAAGTGTATGCTAGTCCACCAAGCATCATTTCCCACATCCTCGAAGGTAGTAAATAATATGCTAAGTTAGGAAATTTATACGTAACTCCAATGCAATAAACAAAGCTTGCAACGGTTCCCAATAATAGTAAAAATTTAATTTTTGTTATGGAGGTGGCTTTGCTTAATAAAATTAATGCTAATGGGTAAAGCATATAGAATTGCCATTCTACAGATAGTGACCAAGTATGCAGCAGCCACTTTTCTCTAGATGAAATGTCGAAATATCCCGATTCATTCCAATATGTAAAGTTTGAAATAAACATAATGCTTTTTGTTGCATGTTTAATTAAAAGATCATAATCAGAATTGATAAGAAAAAATTTACCGAGGATGAGCAATACCAAACAAAGAACGAATAATGCTGGAATTATCCGACTTGCTCTTGCTACATAAAATGACAGAATAGAAAAACTTTTATTCTTTATCCCTTCAAATATAATTCTTGTCATTAAGAAGCCCGATATAACAAAAAATACATCTACGCCGGCAAAACCTCCTGGAAGCCAATGCTTGTTGAAATGGAATACCGCAACAGCTAAAACAGCTATTGCCCTTAAACAATTAATATCTTTTCGAAATGTCATAATTTACTAATTCTTAATTTTTTTCATTATAAAGGTTTATGCATGAAAACATGTTTATTATTAAGTTTTTTTTAAGTTTAATGTTGGTTTTTTGATGTGAGGGGCTCATTAAATAAATTGCATTAAGTTGAGATATTACCGAGATTACTTTTTTCCAAGTTATACTCTATCTTCAGTTATATTAAGGCCTATAGTGATTTTAAATATTTATCATAGAGGAACATATTTAGTGATATTATCTGCCTAAATTTTACACAAGGAAGCGTTAAAAATGTTTAATGCAGCTCAGTCAGTGCTTGATAAAACAGAGTCGTTATTAGTAAACCAAAAGTTTAAAAATAGAATAATGAAAAGGTTGGGTAAATTTGTAGGGCATCCTTTTTCTTTTTTAATGTTAGGCATGGATAACCTGTTTAAACCATTGCCTATGATGAGCGCCGTATTTTTTGGATTCATGATAGTAAGTATGCCTGCTGTGTATTTTCTTCAGGATAATCCAGATACTCGGCATGTTATTTTTTATATCGCTTGTTTGGTTACATTTATAGTTACTATTTTCGCACTTCCATCAACATTTTCCATGAGTGGCGTACAAGATGAAGATGTTGATATTGTCACTAGCTATTTTTGTGGAGAGGGTATTGAAACCGTTAGTGATGTAGAACTATTAGAACAAAATTTTGAATTTGTCTTTCAACGCATTTATAGCCGTATAAAGTTTTATCAAATTGCTATCGGTACATTGTGGGCCTTTTACATGTATTACTTTAATTTTGGTGTAATGCTTTGGGTTAAAGGTGGCATGAAAGAAGATACGTCATTAATGGGTGATCATTTATTCTCCCTGATTTGTGCTCTGCTTTTAACACTTTTGTCTTTTACTATTGTTTTAGCGTACAAAAGAGCCAATGAACGCTTAATAAAAACTATCCAGTTTGCGTGTGTGCAAGTGAAGTATGACTTAGCAGAATAATAATGAAATTATTTACTTGAAAAAGTGGACCCACCCGAGTAGTCTAAATCACATATCGTTAGATATACACGCCTCGACATTGTTCGGGGCGTTTTTGTATCTGTAATAAAATTATTTAAACCTCTTCAACCCCTTATGGCCTTGGCTGTTTGGGGTTTTTTTATGCCTGGTGTTTTATGAATCAAACCGTTCTGACTATTTTAAGTGTTTTTTTATCGGGCATCCTAAGCACGGTAGGCGCGACTTACCAGGCGAATAAAGCAAGAGATGATCAAGACCAAACCGCGGTAACAAAAATAACAACGGAATTTGAGGGCGTTAAAACAGCCATTAATACCGTTAGTGGCCAAATGAGTGCGTTAACGTCTAATCAAGCTGTATTAAGTAGCAAAGTTGAGTCATTACAAGAGTTTGATCGTGATGCAAATGAGCGCATTCGTTACTTAGAAATCAAGGTTAAATAAGGAATAAACCATTGTATAAATTATCAAATATTTCCCGCGTTCGATTGCTTACCTGCAACACAAAAACACAACATGCTGTTATGTGGCTGCTTAATTTTGTGGATGTTGGTGTGGCATGTGGTTACAGAGATGAAACTGCGCAAACCGCTGCGTTTACAAGTGGCGCTTCAAAGGTGCAGTGGCCTAAAGGAAAACACAATACGTTGCCATCGAGCGCCGTTGATTTATATGCCTATGTTTCTGGCGTTGGGGCAATTATGGATCACAACCATTCACCTCGTTGTGCTGAGTATTACGCCCGCATCGCCGGCTTACTTGAGGCTTATTGTGAGTTGAAAGGTTATCAATTCCGATGGGGTGGTAATTGGGATGGTGACGAATCATTAGATGATCAATCGTTTAATGACCTAATGCATTTTGAAATCTGGTAATTCCTATCAGATAAACATGGAGTAGTAATATGAAATTAAGTAATAGTGTCGTTGGATATGCCCTTGTGGTGTTGTTCGGTTTATTTGCAGTGAGCATTGTCCAGGCACAAGAATTAGCCCCAGTTGTAAACACTGATGCAGTACCGTTGTTTGAATTGCTTGCATCATTGGTCGGTGGTGAAAAAGCAGCTCAATGGTTGGGTTCAATAGGTGCAGTGTGTTTCCTTTTGACGCATGCCCGCTCATGGGTACCCGCTCGATGGATTGCCAAACTCCCTGCTTTTCTCGTGGCAATTGTTGAATTCTTTGCGGGTAATTATGGGGGCGCTAAGAATGAATCTAGTAACCGCCATCGCCAGAATTGGTAATCTTTTATTTAATGTCTGGTTAACCTACAAGAAGCGACGAGACATTCAACGAAAGGATAAGCGCCGTGAAGATGTACGTAAAAACCCTATCAAAGCTTTTGCTAATAAGTTTGGTAAGCCTAGCAATGGCGAGTTGCGTAAACCAACAAAGCAACTACCAAGGGTGCCAACCGACTTACCCACAGTTGGTGTGGATAAGCACCGCAGAAGGCCAAGTGACAACGGCTAATGGTGTTGAGCCGGTACATGATGGTGGCGTGTACTTACCACCTCAATCACTCGCTGAGTTGTTGAACTATATGGAAGATGTGAGTGATTGTTTGCGAGAGCAGTGAGCTCATCCATGTTGTGAACGTGATGATCTTCATCATCGCAACCACATGCCAAAGGTACTCCCGGAGCCCTGCTACACACGGGGGCACTGAAATCTCGGTGTTTGGCTACTTTTCGGTTTCATAGGTCGTCAGCAGTAAGCCTATTTTTTCCCTTCTTTTTTGATTCCATTTTGAGTGCGTATGAGTACAGACCATAAATACAATATTTCAAACATTGCTGAAATGCTTGGATTTGGTCGAGACACCGTGCGTAAAAGGATCAAGGCAGCAGGATTGCCCAAAGCAGGGCGCGAAGGAAACGCCGATTTATATTATTTAAAAGATGCTGCCGTGGCACTTTTAGGTAATACCGGTTCAACTGGATCAGCTGTTGATCCTAATAAGATGAAACCAGGCGATCGCCGTGCATGGTATCAAAGTGAAAATGAACGTCTTAAATTTGAGCTTGAAACCAGTGTTTTGTGTTTGGCCGAAGAAGTGAGAACGCAGTTTTCTAACTTGGCAAAACCAATGATCGCAGAGCTTGAAATATTACCGGATATTTTAGAGCGTGATTGTGGCCTATCACCTGATGCGGTTTCAATGGTGCAAAGTAAAATTGATGATCTGCGTAATAACATTGCCCAGGCGGTTGAGAATTTATGAAGTATGCTGATCCGCGTGAAATCCGGTTAGATATTGCAAAAAGTATTGCTGCCCCTACGCGCATGGCCGTTTCTGATGCTGCCGAAAAATATATGCGGGTGCCTAAAGGTGGGCAAAATAGTATTCCCTGGGATGCATCACTCGCCCCTTATGTGTTAGAGCCAATGAATTGTTTGGCAAGTCGTGATTATGATGCGGTTGCTTTTGTTGGCCCGGCTCGTACCGGCAAAACCAACGGATTAATAGAGGGTTGGTTAACGCACATTATGATCTGCGATCCATCGGATATGCTGATCGTGCAACTAACCGAAGAAAAAGCGCGAGAGTTTAGTAAAAAACGTGTTGATCGTTGCTTACGCATAAGCCCCGAATTAAATAAACGCCTTAGCCCATACCGTAACGATAATAACGTACACGATAAAATATTTCGTGATGGTACTTACCTAAAAATAGGTTGGCCCTCAATCAATGTATTGAGTTCGTCCGATTACCGCTATGTTGCGCTTACTGATTATGATCGTTGGGATAGTGATATTGATGGTGAAGGTGATGGTTTTACTTTAGCCAGTAAACGTACCACCACGTTTATGAGTAGTGGCATGACAATGGCAGAAAGTTCGCCCGGCTTTGATGTGGATGATCCACGATGGCGACCTAAAACCCCGCATGAAGCGCCACCCTGCGAAGGAATTATTTCACTCTATAACCAGGGTGATAGACGTAAGTTATATTGGCAGTGCCCACACGAAGATTGTCACGAATATTTTCAGCCCGTGTATGAAACCTTTAAATATGATGAAGATGCGCCCGATGCTAAAAGCGCCAGTGATACGGTTTACATGCAGTGCCCACATTGCCAAGGCCGTATTGATAGCCATCAAAAGCGAGGTTTAAATAAAAATGGTGTGTGGCTCAAAGAGGGCCAAGTAATAGATAAAAAAGGTAACGTGACAGGTCACGCTAGAAAATCCCGCATCGCTTCATTTTGGATGGAGGGGCCGGCGGCAGCTTTCCAAACCTGGCAACAACTTGTTTATAAGTTTTTATCTGCAGAAGAAGAATACGAACTCACAGGGTCACAAGCCAAATTAAAAGCGGTAACAAATACGGATTTAGGCAAACCCTATATACCGCGCAGTGGTGTTGATAATTGTACCGTTGAAGAACTGATGGCAAGAGCCGAGCCTTTAACAAAACGCATTGTACCGCGTGGTGTTCGTTTCTTGGTTGCTGCAATCGATGTTCAAGGTGGGCGTAATGCGCGCTTTGTTGTGCAAATTATTGGTTATGGCGTAGCCGGTGAACGTTGGGTAATTGATCGTTACAACATTAAACATTCGATACGCTTTGATGATGATGGCGTGGTTGAACGTATCAACCCTGCAGGATTTGCCGAAGATTGGGATCTTATTACCAGTGACGTTTTAGAGAAAAGCTACAAGTTAGATGATGATTCTGGTCGCCGTATGCCGGTGCAATTTACCGCCTGTGATCATGGTGGTGAAGATGGGGTATCTGATAACGCCTATAAATATTATCGCAGATTAAAAATAAAAGGCTTACATAGACGTTTTTATCTGGTTAAAGGGGCGTCAAGTCGTGGCAAATTAATCTCTGAATCATTCCCGGATAATACAAAAAACAATGCCCGTAAGGCTAAAGCCCTGGGTGATGTTCCTTTGTATCTATTGCAGACAGATGAATTTAAAGACCGATTAACCGCCGCGCTTGAGCGTGATCAGTTCGGGCCTAATTATATTCATTTCCCTGATTGGTTGGGTGAGTGGTTCTATGAAGAATTAACCGCCGAAGTACGCAATAACGGCAAGTGGACAAAAATTTCAAACCGCGCCCGTAATGAAGCGATTGATCTGTTTGATTATGGTCACGCCATTGTATTGCTTAACGGTTACGAAAAAATGAACTGGCAAACGCCAAAGCCCTGGGCGCTAGATTGGGATAAAAACCCCAACCTATTTATCCCCGATGAAGCGGGAAAAGCCCCGGTTAAAGTCAAACCAACACCCAAAGCAACAGCAACTAAACAAGCCAGTAGTGGTTTTCTTTCAAACAACAATAACAGTGGGAGTTCTTGGTTATGAGTAAGCAAAAGTGCCTAGAGATGATAGCCATGTATGAGACCGCCGAAGCCGATGTATTAGCCGGCAAGAACGTGATGATCGGCAGTCGTATGATGCAGAGTGAAAACTTAGGTGAAATCCGCAATGGTCGTCAAGAGTGGGAACGCCGATTAATCACGTTTACTCGCGGTCGTAGTGGCCCTCGTCTTGTTAACTTCACTTAAGGTTTGTTATGAATTTTTTTGAAACAACCATTGCTAACTTATCCCCTAGTTGGGGCGCTAGTCGTGCTAAAAGTCGAAATGTGATCAAGGCATTTGAAGCAGCTAAACCAAGCCGTACCCATAAAGCCAACCGAGAGAAAAACAGCGCGAATCAAGCAGTATTTGCAGCCGGTCAATCGCTACGCGAGCAAGCGCGTTGGTTAGATAACAATCACGATATATCCATTGGTATTTTAGATAAGTTAGAGGAACGTGTTGTAGGGCCGAAAGGCATCATGATCGAGCCTCAACCGCGAAATAAAGGTGGAGCAATAAACGTAAAATTTGCTGAATTAATCAGTGAACGTTTTAAAAACTGGAGCTTAAAGCCAGAAACCACAGGTCGTTTTGCGCGTAGTTCAATGGAACGTTTAGTTTTACGTTCTTGGTTACGTGATGGTGAAATTTTTGCGCAAGTATTACGGGGTCATGTACCGGGTTACAAATATCTCACTAATACAAAATTTGCCATTGAGTTGTTAGAGGCTGATTTTGTGCCGATGTTCAACGAAGTAAAAAACGGCGTTCGCCAGGGCATTCAAACCAATGCATGGGGGCGCGCAACCGGTTATCACGTTTTATACGATCACCCCTCTGAATCATTTTATAGCTCAAAATCAAAGGTAATTCCTGCCGAAAGAATGCTGCATTTAGCACTGATTAAACGTGTGCATCAACTGCGTGGTGTGTCGCTTTTTCACGGTGTTATTACCCGTTTCTCAGATCTTAAAGAGTATGAAGAATCAGAACGGGTTGCGGCGAGAATAGCTGCCGCACTAGGCATGTATATCAAGAAAGGTTCGCCCGACTTATACGAAGCGAAAACAGGTGAGGAAGATAAGCGCCAGTTTGATCTTGGTGTTGGCTCAGTGTGGGACACCTTAGAGCCTGGTGAAGATGTTGGCATGATTGAGTCCAACCGCCCGAGTGCCGCCGTTGTGCCTTGGCGTAGTGGTCAACTACGCGCCGGTAGTGCGGGTATGCGTTCAAGTTACAGCTCAATTGCTCGTGATTATAACGGTACATTTTCATCACAGCGTCAAGAGTTAGTCGAGGCCCACATAGGGTTTCAAGTTTTACAAGATGAATTTGTCAATCAATGGTCACGCCCGGTTTATCGCGGTTGGCTAGAAATGGAACTATTAAACGGAATAAAAGTACCTACTGAGTTAGATAAAGATACGCTTTTTGATGGTTTGTATTTAGGCCCAACCATGCCTTGGATCGACCCGAAAAAAGAAGCCGATGCAATGGAAACTTTGAAAGAAAATAAAGTGGCAAGCCGTAGTGAATGGATTCGTAACCGAGGCGAAAATCCGCGTGAAGTGATGCGCCAAATAGATGCTGAAGATAAAGAATACCCACAGCCCGACAAAGCCCCTAAAGATAAGGATAAGCCAGATGAAACAGAACCACCCGTTGATTCCAATACAAGCCAGTCATAGCAATAAACCAAATAAAACATGGTTTTCAATGAAAGCCAGTGCCGATGATAGCGCTTTAATTACCATTTACGATGAAATCGGTGGGTGGGGAATTAGCGCGCAACAATTCGCTGAAAAGTTAATTGCATTAGGTGATGTTAAAAACATCACTTTACGTCTTGATAGCCCTGGCGGTGATGTATTTCAAGGCACAACCATTTACAACTTGTTAAGTGGTCATGCTGCTTATGTCACTTGTTACATTGATGGCCTAGCAGCCTCAATGGGCAGTGTGATTGCAATGGCAGCCGATAAAATCATTATGCCAGATACCGCCTTTATGATGATTCATAAACCCTGGGGCGGTCAAATGGGTGATGCCGATGATATGCGTGATTATGCAGAGCTACTCGATAAAGTAGAAAGCACACTGTTAAAAAGCTACGTGAAAAAAACAGGGTTAGATGAAGCCCATATTACCAGTTTACTTGCTGCTGAAACATGGATGAATGGTTCAGAAGCAGTAGAAGCCGGGTTTGCTGATGAACTTAGCGACTCAAACAAAACCTCTAATTACTTTACTTCTAACCGTATGAAGGATTACCACAATATGCCAGCACAAGCTAAAGCCTTGATGAAACCCAAGGCACAAGTACCAAATAACCCTGCACCACAAGGCGCAGATGAAGCCACTATTCGCGCACAAATTCTCGCTGCCGATAAAACCCGTCGTGAAGGTATTCAAAATATCTTTGCAATGTTTGGTGGTAAACATAAAGAAATTGAAACTGAATGTATCGCAGATATGGAATGTTCTGTTGAAATGGCAAAAGATAAAGTGCTTGCTGCATTAGGCAAAGATACTGATTCACTTGCGCCTAAAAAAGATTCTATCTATGCCGGTAACGGTAATATTGTTGGTGACAGTATTAAAGCTGCTCTAATGTCTCGCAGTGGTCATGAACAACGTGAAGCGAGCAACCAGTATAACCATTTAAGTTTACGTGAACTTGCCCGTGCATCATTAGCTGATCGTGGTATCGCTTGTGCAACTATGGCACCAATGGAAATGATCGCCCAGGCATTCATGCATACCAGTTCTGATTTTGGCAATATCTTGATTGATTTATCCAATAAATCACTGTTAAAAGGTTGGGAAGAATCAGAAGAAACCTTTGAAAAGTGGACTAATGAAGGGGTGTTAAGCGACTTTAAAACCTCTAAGCGTGTTGGTTTAGATGGCTTTGGTTCATTACGTGAAGTACGTGAAGGGGCTGAATATAAGATGATCAGCACTAATGATCATGCCGAAGATATTGTGCTTGCTACTTATGGTGAGATTTTCAATATTAGCCGACAAGCGATCATTAATGATGATTTAGGTGCATTTACCACTATTCCTATGAAGATGGGCCGAGCAGCGAAAGCGACCATTGCGGATCTGGTTTATGCGGTATTAACCAAAAACCCTAAAATGGGGGATGGTAATACACTGTTTCATAATGACCACGGAAACATTGGTACTGGTGCCATTGATGATGTTAATTCACTTGATACATTACGCAAAAAGATGCGTATGCAAAAATCAAATGGTCGTAACTTAAATATTCGCCCGGCATTTATCTTAGGCCCAATAGGCCAAGAGGCAAAAGCCAACCAAACAATCCGTTCATCATCGGTGAAAGGTGCTGATATTAACGCCGGCATCATCAACCCAATTCAAAATTTTGCGCAGTACATTGGCGAGCCTCGTCTTGATGATGATAGTGCAACACAGTTCTATCTTGCAGCCGGTAAAGGTAATGACACTATTGAAGTTGCCTACTTGGATGGCGTTAAAGTGCCATACATTGAGCAACAAGATGGTTTCACCTCTGATGGTGTTAAAACTAAAGTGCGTATCGATGCCGGTGTTGCTGCCACTGATTACCGAGGTTTTGTGCGCAGTTCAGGCGTGTAACAACCTAATTTTTATCAATATAGCCCCTTTATTGGGGCTTTTCATTATCTAAAAAGCGAGAAATAACATGGCTAAAAACCAAATTTCAAACGGTGAAACACTTGATGTAACACTGATTTCAGATACCGAGTCAGGCGTTGCGATTGCAACCCCCGGCAAAAAAATAGTGGTAACACTTACTGCAGGTAAAGCGGGTGATGTGGTTGCTTGTGCAACGTGTGGCGCATGGGAATTACCAAAAGTATCTGCAGATGTAGTTACCCAGGGCACTAAATTATATCTAAAAGATGGTACTGCAGAGTTAACCACTACCGCATCGGGAAACCATGAAGCAGGTTATGCCTTTGAAGCGGCCGCCGGTGGTGAAACTAGCGTACAGGCAGTACTTAAGTAATGCCGAGCTTATCAGAGCGTTTCGCTTTGAAAGAGTGGCGGGCATTACAGAAAATGGGTGATCCCGCCATTTACAACGCAAATGGCACCGGGCCTGATATTAATACCAGTGTAATTGTTGATGTAGATACCGAGCTTGAAACGGAATTAGGCACAGAAACAACCTCAGTGTTGATCTTGTCTAGTTTAGATTTGCCAGATCATGCCCGTGGCGATGAAATTACTATCAAAGCAACTACCTACCGTTTAAATAGAAAAATTAAAACGGAAGGAACACTAATTAGTTACAGCGCCATAGATATTTAAAAAGTTTAAAGGGGTAAGGCATGTTTGAAGATAATTTAAAACGTTTTCAAAATGAACTATCGGCCATTCCTGCGCATGTTGATAAAAGAGCCGTCAAAGCTATAAACGCGACAGCACGGAAAGCCAAAAACTTAGCGAAAAAAGGTATCGGCCAACAAGTTAACCTTGCCCCTTCCTATATAAATTCAAAGTTAAGAATAATTACACCGGCAACACCTGGAAACCTGACAGCGGTGATCGGGGCTGAAAGTCGTGGTGTGTTATTAACTCGATTTGATGCCCAACAAGTAACTAAAAGCGTTAAAAATAAGAGCCGAAGTAAAGGTGATAAACGCCGAGGTTTAGCCCCTGGTCAAAAGTCTAAAGGGGTAACGATAAAGGTTAAACGTAAAGGCTCTCGCAAGTTTTTACCTGCTTTTTTCCTACCGCTTAAAAATGGCAATGGTGTTAATGGCATGGCATTAGCGGTGAGAACGGGCAAAGGCCGTGGTGCTATTAAAGTGCTTCATGGGCCGAGTGTATCGCAAGTGTTCAAAACCGTAAAAGCTGATATTGCCCCGCAAGTATCTGAAATGGCCGTAAATGCATTGTTAGATGAATTGGAATTGTTATGACCGAACCATTACAAATAACAAAAATAAAAACTGAAATAAAAAACCGTTTAACAACGCTTGATGGTGTGAGTGCTGAAATGGGTTATTTCGTACATTTTGAAGAAAATAAATCACCACTGTTAGCCGTGTTACAAGCTGATATTGAAACGCCAGATGGTGAGCAAAAGATCAACAAGCAAGTGGCTACCCGGCATTTTAGCCTGGTGTTAGGTGTTCGCATTACAGGTTCAGATGTAGATGCTGATGCCCAACGTGATCAGTTTATGTTTGATGCGATTAATGTGCTGTTTAACTCTTTATCTAACCCCCTTAATGGGTTGGCTAAAGAGTTTAAGCATGAAGGTGATGTGACCTTTTCACTCACTGAATCGGGCGCGTATATGGTCGCGATTATCCCCCTACAAGTTAAATTTTTACAAACCACCCCTTAAAGAAGGAACACAAAATGGTAGTGAATGAGCAGTATATCGGCCTTGGCATTGTATATGTTGGCGGTCGTGATGTTGGTAACGTGTCAAAACTTGATTTTGCCATCGAAACCGAACAAAAAACAAAACCAAGTTTTCGCCCTGGTGGCGGTAATGTTGCATCTAGTGAACGCGTTAAAAGTGTGAAACTAGCAGCAACGTTAGACTCATTTAATAATGAAAACTTGGCGTTGGCCCTGCGTGGTAATGTTGAGATTAAAGGTTCTAAAACGGTTACTGATGAAGTGGTTGTTGCGGTAATGCCGGGGCTAATTGAAACAAAAGAAACGGTGGACGCTTCAAAAGTAGTGGTTGTTAAAACCGCCGATGATGCCACTACCTACGTAAAAGGTACTGATTTTGAAGTAACCGCTGCGGGTATTAAAACACTCAGCACGGGTGCAATTGTTGATGGCGCATCATTAAAAGTCACTTATGAAACGTTAGCCGTTTCAGCACTTGAAGCCCTGGTTAACTCCGGTGAAGAAGTGCGCATGGTGTTTGATGGCATCAATGATGAAACGGGTAAAGCGTCAGTGGTTAAAGTGTACCGTTGGAAACCGGCACCAACATCGGGTTTATCACTGATCGGCAATGATTACGGTGAATTTGATTTAGAGGGTGAATGCCTGGCAGATGATGCCATTACCGACACAGGCAAATCTAAGTTTTTCCGCCGTGAAGCTGCCTAGTTAATTAACTGCAGAACAAATTAAAGGGGTGATTTATTCACCCCTTTTTTGTACCTAAAATTTAATAAAAAGTAATAAGTAGGCTGATTATGAGCATTAAAGATACGGTTATTTCCCTTGCCATAAAGGCCAAAAATTTATTGTCTGGTGATGTAGATGATGCCAGTGAATCACTCGATAACCTGCAGAAAAAAAGCAAAGATTTACGTGCCAATTTAAAGAAATTAGAAGATCAGAAAAAGCTAATTTCTCAGTTTGAAAAACAACAAAAAGCCGTTGATAAAACAAAAGAAACTTACCAACAGTTAGCAAAACGTGTTGAAACGTTACGCCTTAAAATTAACGAAACCGGCGATCCCACTGATCAGTTTTCAGTGCAGCTAGAAAAAACCCAAGCGGCCGCGCATAAGGCATCACGCAGTTTAAGTAGTCAAACTGTTGAATTAAACAAGCTTAAAAATAGCCTTAAAAGTAGCAATATTGATGCGTCAAACTTGGCTAAGAGCGAAGAAAAGTTAACCCGTGAAATCAAAAACAGCAAGTCCGTGCTACAGGGTTATAGCCAAAATATGCGCGACATGGGGAAGGCTACGGCAGAAACAGAAAAGCAAGCGAGCAAGTTTAGTTTAGCAAAAGCTGCCTACTGGACCGCTGGCGTGTTAGCCATTGGCCGTTTCACCTCTGAACTGAAACAGATGGCATTATCGGTATTTACCACGGGTGATAAGTTTGAGGGGCTACGCATTCAAATGGATGCGTTGATGGGCAGTATTGAAGGGGGCGCAAAAGCAACTGAGTGGATCAAAGAGTTCACCAAGAAAACACCGCTACAGCTTGAAGAAGTAACGCAAACCTTTGCGCGATTAAAAGCCTTTGGTCTTGATCCTATGGATGGCTCAATGCAAGCCATCATCGACCAATCAGAAAAATTGGGCGGTGGTATGGAGCGTGTAGAAGGTATTTCGCTCGCCCTGGGCCAAGCCTGGGCAAAACAAAAACTGCAGGGTGAAGAAATACTGCAGATGGTTGAACGTGGTGTGCCGGTGTGGGATTTGTTAGAAAAAGCCACCGGACGTAATACCCTTGAACTACAAAAGTTAAGTAAAGAGGGCAAGTTGGGCCGTGATGTGATCAAGGCATTAACCGATGAAATCGGAAAGGGTGCCGATGGTGCAGCTGCCGCTAACATGGGCCGTATGACCGGGTTAGTGTCAAACCTTAAAGATGAATGGCAACTGTTTTTAAATGATATTGCGCAAAGTGGTGCGCTTGAGTATGCCAAGCAACAGCTTAGAGAGTTAGGCGATACCATCAAGCAGTTGGGCCAAGATGGCACACTGAAAAAGTGGGCGCAAAATATCTCTGATGCCTTTGTTGATTTTGTGAAAGGTGCAAAACAGGTTGCGGGCAAAGTTTACGAAATAAAAGACAGTATCACGCTATTAGCCGCGACAGCGTTAAAACTAAAACTGGCAAGTATGTTTGTTGGGTTTGCACAAGCTGCAGCCGGGGCGGTTACGTCAATGGGCGGTGTAACGGGGGCAACAAAAGCGGCAACTATTCAAACCCGTGTATTTGCCGGTGTATTAAAAGGCGCACTACTTTATGCAGTCGCCGAGGCATCAATACAAATTTATAAATTAGGTGATGCTTATGCATCAATGCGTAAATCACAAAAGGGGGCCGCTGAATCATTAGATTTACAAAAGAAAACCGCCGATCAATTAACAGCCACTTATAAGAAATACAGCGATCAGGTGGGCATTGCTATCACTAGCACTGATCAGTGGGAACAATTATTAAAAAGTGGTCAAATCACCTTTAATGAAACCACCCAAACCTTTGAGCGCACTAATTCCGCATTAGAAAAACAAACTGAATTACAAAAGCATAATGCAGAGGTGTTGTCGCAATCGTTGTTGCCCGCTACCGAACGTTTAAATAATAAATTTACTGAGTTGGTACAAGGTGGGGCGAATGTCACTGATGCGATTGCAGAAATAACTAAATCCCTTGATGTTGAAAATGCCGAAGGGCTTAACGATGTGGTTGATGTGCTGACAACCTTAAAGGACAAAGCACAGATAACCGCCGCCGAAATTGAAACGGGATTAAGAAAGCAGCTAAAAAATCTCAGTAGTGACGAATTGGCAAGCATTCAAAAGCAAGCCGGCGATACGTTCAAAGCCCTGGGCGTGGACATTAAATCCATCATTAATGATGTTGATCCACTTAAAGAGCAGTTTACCAAGTTGGGGCTAGATCTAAACAAGGTACGTAACGGTTTTACGGAGATTGGGAAAGAGGCATTAATTGCTTTTACCACTATTTCACAAACCGCCACCGCCAGTGCGGATGATATTGAAAAAGCTTTCGATGGAGTGTTTGCTAAAACCAATACCACCAGTGAGCTTGAAGCACTAAATAAGGAAGTGATTCGCCTGGGTGATGAAGGCATTTTTACTGGTGAAAAACTGGAAGAAATGCTTAAGCAGGTTGAAGAAAAAATCAATGATTTAACGCCCGGTGTAAATTCACTTGAGGAAGCGTTTAAAGAGTTAGGTATCACTTCACAGGTCGAACTTGAAAAAACGGCTAAATCGTCAAAAGCTGCGTTTGATGCAATCAATAATAGTACGGCTGCATTGTCGGATAAAAAAGCCGCCTTTATTGCATACGCTAAAATCGCGATTGATGCCAACGAAGGGGTTATTTCATCCGCCGTGCGGGTGCAAGCAAAAGTGCTAGGTGTGGCAGATGAAGTGTTAAAAATGGGGGGCGCGTTTGAAACGGCGGCTACGGGGGCAACGGCTGCCCTAGATGATGTGGGTGATGGTGCTGATCGTGCCAAAGGGCGCATAGAAAACCTAAATAAATCTAATTTATCAAAGCTGAAAGAGGGCGTTCAATCGGTACGTGGTGAGCTAATACAGATGCAAAGCGCGTCTGAAAATGCCATTGCATCAATGCAGCAAGAGCTTGCCCGGGCCAGTGGTGATGAAGAAGGCGCAGCAAAAGCCGCCTATGAGAATCGCAAACAACGTTTAGAGCGTGAGGTCGCAATGTATAGCAAATTATACAAAGCGTGGGGCATGAACAAAAAAGAGTTAGAAGAAGCACAAGAAGCCTTAAAACTAAATGCGAGAATTTATAATGAAGAAAAAAAGAATATAGCTCAAAAAATAAAAGACGAACAAGCACAGAAAACCGCTGAAAAGCAGGGCATCACTAGCGCCCCTGCGTCGGCCCCAGCAGAAACTGTTGAACGCGTCATTATGACGTTAAACCTGGGCGGTGATAGCGCCTCGTTCCCAACCAACACAGCCGGCAAAGAAGATCTTATCGCGCTATTAGAAAAAAATAAAATGGTGACAACATGATCAAACTCAACGGCATAACCCTGCCAGATGGCTTGCTATGGCCTAACAAAACCGATTATTGCCCGATTAAACAACAAAATCACATTGCTATCACTGGTAAAACGTTGCTGTTAAGGGGGCGATTAATTGATGGCCGGCCTATTCATTTAGTTGGTAACGGCCATGCCTGGCTAAGCCTCGCCCAAGTCAATGCAATATCACAAACGCGATTAACACCGGCTTTATTAACCTTAGATTTTCATGGCGAGTTATTCAATGTGCGATGGGATTACAGCCAAGCTGATCATTTTACTGCAAAGCACTTGCATCAAAACGATGCAGATCAAAGCGATGATGCAGAGTACACACTTGAAACATTAAAACTAATCGAGGTCTTAGACTAAATGCCAATTAACAAAAACGATATAAAGCTATTTGCCTCCAAAGTGATGACTGATGAATCAGATGGCGGTGGTGAAATGACCGGCAATGAGATTGTGTCGGGTGAACATAACTCTATCTTTGATGACATTTCCGATCTTGATCGTGCCTATGGTGTTGTAAATCTGCGTAGCGTGCATGTAAAAGCCGACTCGCCAAATGATGATACCTTTTTTGGCGCCACGATAGGTTTAGTTGAAACGCCGGTCGATCCTAATGTTGATATTACTTTAATGAGTGTCAACGACCCTTACATTAAGCGTGACGAAACCCGCGATATTATCGAGCGCTACTTAACTAAAGGCGCTAAATACCAAGGCGAACTACTTTATACGCAGTTGCAGGGTCAACGCTCTATCCGATTTATTCAGCGCAACAACATTAGCCCCCCCGTAGCCGGTGATGTAATTGTGTTGATTAACAAATCAACCGGTGCAGAACAATACGTAAAAACCGAAGAAGTAAACAGTGAACTACAGAGCTTTACCAGTAATAACACCGACTTCAAACGTCTAGTTGTGCAGTGCATTATCACTGAGCCATTACGCCATGAATTTGTTGGTGTGCAACCGAGTTCTAATGATCCTATTTCAGCGTCTAGCGCGATTTATGAAACGATGGTCGCTGACGCATCCAAATATTTCGGCACTAAAAACTTAATTACGAATGCGTTATTTGCTAAATCTGAGTTAAAAGTAGAAAGCATCTACACGCAATTAGTGCCAAGTACGCGCGTTGATTCACCGCACATCAATTTGAGTGCCGTTAACTTGGTTGCAGCTAAATTTGACCGTGGTGATGGTATTGAAGGTGAGCTGATCACAGGGGTAGAAAGTAAAACAATTCCAGTGACCATCAACAATCAGGGTTATGTTTATGTTACTACCCTAGTACCTATCCCTTCAAAAGGTACGACTAAAGTCTCGTTCATGGCGCAGGGAAGTTGGTACGAATTGCAAGACGATGGAAATGGCGTATTAAAAGCCGCGAATGATGCGTTTGGTACGGGCCAATTAGATGAATTTGGCAATTTATCACTAACGTTAAGCGCGTTACCCGATGCCGATGTACCCATTTTAGTGCATTATCAAAACGTTAATAACTACTTGAAACCGTTGCAAGCAAGCGATTTAAGCATTAAAGAAAACTTTAAAATCAGTCTTGGTCAAACAGCGCTGAATAGCGAGTTAACTACAATTACATGGGATGATAAAACCGCAACCCTAGAAAATGGCATTATCACTGGAGATATGGCCGGAGAATACGTTGTCGAAGGTGGTTTTTATAGTATCAGCGTGACATTTACAACTGTGCCAAGTAGCGAAACTCAGTTTACTTTTGCATGGGATGAACAGTTAACGCCGACTGAGACAGTGCAAAAAACAATATTCAGTGTAGCGCGCGACCTGCAAGCAGGTAACATAGTTAATTTACCGGCAAACATACCGCCTAACTCCCTTGAGTTACGATTAACTTATCTTTGTAGTGATCAAAGCACGACTGAGTTTCAATCAAGCTTTGCGCCTGCAAATCCTAACCCACCGCCGGCTAAAAGTTATCGCAATTATCGTGATCGCCTAGTTACATTAATTGATGATGGCAATGGAAATTTAATTGCCAAAGTTGGAAACAACCCAATTGCGGGCACAGTGAATTATGCAACCGGTGTTGTGACCCTTCAAAAAATAGATATTCCTTTTGAAAAGGTAAACTACATCATTGAGCAAATAGGTGATCAGAGTACGGGGTTTTACAACTACCCAGTGTTCGCCTTGCGTACAACTTCTATCGAAGAGGTAACGCTAAGTAGCGCCGATTTTCAAGTTGGGCACGATGTTTATGCAAGAGGCTCAGAGCAATCGACCCGCCCGCCTGAAATAGAAATTTTGGCAGGTAGTGTAGTGAAAGGGTTTAGCACTCAACATCCGCTACAGATTAACGTGCAAACCCCGACTGAGCTATTAAGCGACACATTAGCGTTTAATTACAACGGTCTGCTTTATGAAAACAAAGGTGACACAGGCATTTATGCACTGGATAACCTAGTGGGTAGCATCGATTTAAAAACAGGTGAGGTAGAGATAAACGAATGGGCAACCGGCAACGGTGAAATTTCATTAGTGCGCGGGGTGTCTAAAACGGGCATTTTGCCCGAAACACAATACAGTGTGTTTCGCACTGCCGGAAATCCGGTTGCATCACAATCACTACAAGTGAATGCGGTTAATTTTGATGGTTCAAACATCAACGCCAACACCGATGCCAACGGTTATATATCAAGCCCAACGCAAGATTTTGAAGGTTACATCGAAACCAAAACGGGCGTGGTTGAGCTTACCGCAAGTGGTTTGCTCGATACCAACTCGTTGAAATATAACTGCGTCAGTTATAACTATCTACCGCTCGACGCTGATCAACTAGGTATTGATTCTATCCGCTTGCCAAGTGATGGCCGAGTTGTGATTTTTGAAAAAGGTGATGTGGTAGTTATTCATCAAGATGAGCATTTTTTACAAACAGTAAACGCTAATGATTTAGTGCAACTGCCTCATGTGCGCCTTGCGTCTTGCACCACGACCGCACCCGATGCAGTGATCGACTTGGATGCCGGTACAGTCTTATTTCCAACCGCGGGTAACTACGAGATTGATTATCGCATCGAAGATATGGCGCTGTTGGTTTACGTTGATATTTCAGGCTTGCTAAAAACATCAAGGCCATTATCACACAACTATGACGCTAACAAAGCCAAGGTTGCCAGTGTATTGATTGCGGGTGACTTGTTCGCACGTTATACCAACCTGTTTGACCAAAAAACATGGACAGGGGCGTTTAGCGATAACCTAATAGGTGATGAAGCACCGGCAGAATACAACGACACGTTATACCCGATTCAAGTCACTAACGATGGTTGTATCACTGAACGTTTTGCGATTGTGTTTACCAGTTCAACCAACTTTAAATTGATTGGCGAGCATGTTGGGCAAATCGCCGTGGGTGATATTAACAACGATTTTGCGCCCAACAACCCTGTTTCCGGCAAGCCCTACTTCACACTTAATAAATTAGGGTGGGGCACGGGTTGGTCAGACAACAACGTATTGCGCATCGATTTTTTTGGGGCCGTTTATCAGATGAACGTGATCAGAACAGTCTTGCAAGGCGAGCCAGAAACGCCGATTGAAAGTGACAAATTTGAACTTCAAATCCGTGGCAATGTTAACAAAGAGGTGGCGTAAATGAGTAACGTAATAGTCACTATTAAGCGCCACGGGCATCACAACTTGCCCGCGGGGTTAGTGGTAGAAGTGATGCGCGAAATAGATGCAGAAACCGTATTCATCAAAACCGCCCAAGTCTCAAAAGCAATCCCAAAATCAGACCTAAAATACACAAAAGGTAACAAGTAATGAAAACATATCCAGTTAAGTTTTATAACGAAAGTATGCAAGGCGCAGGTCAAACGGGTGATAGCGATGCGGGAACAATGATTGCCATTTTAAAAGCCTGTTTAGTTGATGGTTTTGGTTCGCTAGCGCCTGATTCTATCGTTTGGGATGAAACAGAATTGCTAGCAAAGGCGAGTTTTAGTGGTGGTCATGCGTATGAAAAGGACTCAGTTATCGCTTGTTCAGGTAGCGCAGTGACTGATTACAATGGTGAGCACCGCATTATTAAAGTTACCTCGACTGAAATTTGGTTCGAGCTTGATACTGTACCCGTTGCGCCCGCAAGTGGTTCATTAGAAATTAAAATTGCACCGCTAGGTTGGGAGATTACTCACTCCAACGGAACTAATGACATTTTAGTTTTCAGCCCCGCAGGTAATTTAGGTGAGGTGTCATTACGCATTGATAACACAGCGTTTAGTGGGTGGTCAGGTACTTACGCACGACTAATGAAAGTGGCAATGGTTGAGAACGTAACGGACATAGATACCTATGAAACAATTTATGAACATTGTTGGCCTGCAACTGGTCGATACAGTGATCATAAATGGGATTTAGTGGGTGACAATCGCTTTATTTTCTCTATGCCAGAATATGGCGCAGGTAAAGAGCAAGCTTGCTTTGTGGCGGGTTACATTGACACGCTTAGAGCCGGAGATAAATATCACTTTATAATGAATCATGTTCCTGTATCTAGCGCGAGCGATGGTACTTATGCGCGATGGGATCAAGTTAACAGTGCTTATCCATATTACAACTATTTCGCCAGTAACAACGTGGCTAGTCAGAACTATGTTGCACGCAGATACCATCAATTAGATGCCGGCGATTCGTGGAAAAAACGTGGCATGGGAAGCCGTGGCAGTGACTTGTTTAACTACCCTGATTCTGCGACTAACGGCTTTTATCTCAACACCTCGCCCACTATTGTTCAAGAGTCAGATAATACATTGCGTGGCTATATGCCTATACTCGTAGAGCCATTGGCTAACGCCACATCGCTAGAGCGTAAAAACCTACAGGATTTACCAGAGCACCCCAACAAAATATTCCGCTTTTTACGAGCAACTTATGATCGCCGTTCTGATTTATCCGCAACGCTGATTGGCTTTGATATTTCAACGGTCGAGGTGTAGGTATGGGCGCTTTAACTTTATTTGACAAAATAAGAGGAAGAAACCCACTAACTTTTATTCATTTTGAGTCATCAACGATAACGCCAGAGGGTAGTTTAGGCTTAACTGCCGCTTGGCAAGGTGGAGATCCAATTTATGAGATGGGAAACGGCTTTAGGTTTGCTAGAACGGATGGTTCGCAGTGGTTAAAGTTGCAAGGTTCTGGCTTTACCACTGGTGATAAAACGATAGAAACGTTAATGACTATTTCAGAGTACACAACCTGGTCGCGCATTTTTGATATAGGTGATTCTGTTGATAATTATATAAACGTGTCTCAACAAGATATTGATAGCTTTCGATCTTCTGCAAGGAGCACCCCATCATCGGAGCGAATTAATAGGTATACACGAACAATTTATGATAGACCGAAAGTGGACGAACTTTGTCATATTGTTGCCGTTCATCATGCAACAACAGGTTTGGTTGAGTTATACAAAAATGGGGTGTTGTGTAGTGTATCGGCAGCTTCACAAGAATTGAAAAACGAGGCTACAGCTAATGCTGTAGGCGCCCTTTTCTGGTCAGTGGCAGGTGCGGTTAATGGTGTAGCAGCTGAGTCGAAATGGAAAGGTACTTGCGCCTACGCTGCTTATTACAATGAAGCTTTTTCACAAGGCGATGTAACGACCCACTTTAACCTTTTACCCCCTCCTAGAACCTACCAAGAAACCATATTAGATACAGAGGGTTTGTTAAGTTATTGGCCACTTTACGTAAACGGTGAGGATTTAAGTCTTTCGCGCGATCATATGACCGTGGTCGGTTCTGTTTCTCACAACACGGAAGCCTTATCTCCCGAAGGCCTAGGGGCGTATGTACCGCCGTATGATCCAGAAAGAAGAGAAACAGTGACTAATTACATGGCTGTTGATAACAATCTTAGCACTCGCTGTATAGAGGTCTGGTGTAGATTTAAAAACGAGCTAGACCTTTACAAAGCAGCGTTTGCTTTTAATCAGTTTGGAGAAATAGAGAACAACGCAGATAGGGTTCAGTTTATTCAGCGGGATGGTAACGATTACAACCTTTACGCTTTAGGTGCTTCAAATTTATTTAACGGATCACAAACGCTTTTTGCAGAGCCACGCCACGTTGTTATGCAGTACGAGGAAGCGACAGATCAGTCTAAGCTGTATGTAGATGGTGATGTTTTATTGGAGGTACCAGGAAACTTATTCAGTGGTTTAATCGCTGGATTGAAATTATCAGTTGGCGCTTTCACGCACACAAGTGATCTTGGGATAGGCGTATATAGTAATTCCGAAGTGTCAGATTGCGCTATTTACAACCGCCCATTAACTCAGCATGAAATAGACGCAAGGGTTAACTTTGTTTCCCAAGCTCCAATTGTAAACTTACTACTCAGCTTATCATCCATAACATGGTCAAACAGAGAAACAAAGGCGCAAGCAAACCCGCAGCCGATTTACCTTGAACACCACGGAATCGCGCCTTTTGACTCAACCTATGCCGTGAAGAATAACCCTTTCTATACTGACCCCATAGTTGACCAAAATAGCAAACTACGCGAATTTGGTTATATCGAAAGCAAAACGGAATTAAGTGACATTCCGGTTGCAAATAAACGGGTGATGTTATTTTCCCACGATTCAGGTGTATTGATTGATGAAACGGTCAGTGATGAAAATGGTAACTATCGCTTTGATTCACTGCTTATGAGCAAAAAATATATGGTGACAGCGCAATACGGCAATGCAGATGAACACACACCGCCCGATTACAGTGCAATCTCTTCTGATTGGCAAACACCTACGCCCTATGGGAGACAATAAAATGCCCGAAAATAGTTTGTTTTTGCTCGCCTTTGGTGGGCTTTTTTCTCTTCTAATGGGGTGTTTTTTAGTCATTGAATACAAATTAATAAAGGTGACAAAGCATGACGATTAACTTTTCAGTTGCTATAAAAAATGCACGCTTACAAATGTTATGTGATGCGATTGATGCGCAGGAAACACACCTTATTCTTTATAATGAGGCGCAAGAAGAAGTGTGCAATTTACTATTTCCTAGCCCTTCAAAATCAAGCATCGCAAATGGTCAGTTAATTTTCAGAGACTTGCCAGAGTCGATGGTGTTGATTAACGCTGAAGCTAAAAGCGCTAAAATCATCGCCATTGATAACACGGTGTTAGCCTCGCTGAGTGTTGGTGATAGTGCGAGTAGCGAAGATTTAAAGTTACCAAGTACCATTTTATTTGCGGGTAGCCTTTTGCGTTTAAAGGGTTGGTTAATAACTGAGCTATAGGTGTGGCGTATGCAGTTTAAAAGCCGTTGGTCAGCCACGGGAGAGTTAGACTTTATTGTTGAGGGAGGCATCGCCCCCCCAAAAATTATCGATATTGTTGCTCAAAATTATCACCCCGCACCCGTTTCAGTCGCGGGCATCACCCCGATTATTGATATAGTTGCAGAGTCAGGCTTGCACGCTGTAATTAGTCATGCAGGGTTAGATAGTCTGTCATCAATCGTTGCTGATAATGTTATCGACAAACAGGTGACAAGCGATGATATTGAGGTTGATATAAATGTTGATCGTGGCATTAAGTCGGCGGTTACATCGCGGAACGCGCAAGCTATTAAGCGTAGCAACGTGATTAGCAGTTACTTTGAAGATAGCCCCGCGCTTTCATCAAATATTATTTCACTGCAACGCGATGCGCAATCAATGCAACGCAGTATCGACTCTCTGCAACAACAGTTACCTAAACAACAGAAAAACTGTATTGCATTGCAACGCGATGGCGATAACGTGCAATCAAATATTGTGCAGACTAACCATCGTTTAGCAGATGCAGACAGGGATTTAAGTTCACTGTTTTTCAAAGGCACAGATTGTGCTAATGATATTAGCAGTGGTTATTTATATCCCTCTCGTTCAGATTGTGCAAAATCTGCATGTTGGCAAAACACAGATGCGCTACGACACCAAGTAACTAATCACTTTGAAAGTGGTAAGGCGATTGTAAAACAGTGGTTAAGCCATTTTGAAGATGCAGTAAACCCAACGGGCCAACGACAACCCATAATCATTCCACCCACAATCGTTCCAGATCACCCAATCACCCCATTAGATTTTAAATTTCTATGGAGCAACACCGGCGAACTGGATTTTTTAAGAATAGAACTGGATGCGTTAATTGTTATGAATGAAGTAATTGTTAATCATGTGTCATCGGGCAGCGTTAAAACGGCGCTAGCACCGATAAATGCAACCCTTGATTTTGATATTGATAGTTTTGTTTATAGCTTAAGCGGGGTATTGCTTGGCGAAGAATGTCTTAATTATTTAGGCACTCGCGCTAAATTTGAAATAGAAGTAAATGGGCATAAGTTAAATTTTGTATTGCGGGAATATAGCGAGGCTACGAATTTTGCGCATCAAGCTTATAGTTTTACTGCTGTTTCATCGGTGCAATTTTTACATAAACCGCATGGTGAACTCTATACCGGCAACATTGAAAGCGTCACAGGCATGTGGCAATTAATACAAAGCAAGCTAGAAAGTACTAATTTTTCGTTGCAACGTAATACATTAACGCCGGAATGGAACCTGGCTCCTGATTCATTTAGTTATATGAATTTATCGAGTATTGACCTTGCTCAGAAAGCAGCAACAGCCGTCGGGGCGATTTTGAAGCCTGATATTCTTCTTGATGCCATACATGTTCAACCTCGCTACAAATTTAGTCCATGGAATTGGAAAGCATTAACAGATGCGCAATGTGATCATGTTATTGATGCAAATTATATCACTACGACGTCTAGCCAAGACCATCAAACACCACAATTAAACACGGTGATGATTAGTGGTGAATATAAGGGTGTTGTCACGAATCCGGTAATGGATGGAACGGCGGGTGATAGTTGGGCCGATGATGTGTTAAGTCCACTGTCACAAGATCATGCTGTAAATAATGAGCTTGCCAGAAATATTTTTTCTAATAGCGGTTTGCAAGAGGTGATCGGCTTAAAGTTTCCCGTGCTTCCTCCTGGTGGAGATTTTGGTTTACTACTACCTGGCGACATCGTGCGTATTAAGTTTGAAAATAAAACGGTTACAGGGTTGTGTTTAAATAACAATGTACCACTGCAGAGTATTGCTGATATTTGGCAACAACCAAAAATAGAGTTAAATCATGGCTACAGTTAACACCTTAAAACGCTTTCAAGCATTATCGGAAAAGCGCACTATTTTTCGTGCGCAAGTAACACAGGTTGATGTTGGCCTTAATCGCGTCAAAGTAAAGTGGGGTACTGCTTTATTGTGGGTGGTGTCGGTGCCTGGATTGGCAGTTGATGATTACGTTAAAGTAGAGGGGGAGAATGTGATCGCTAAATTGCCCGATCTTCCCTTCGCACAAACAGTGGTTTATTAA